CCGGATGTGCCGGGCAGGTTGACGCCGGCCGGGCCTGCCGTGCTCACCGTGACCGAGACGATGGACGACGGCACGCTTCTGGTCGCGTTCGCTTCTGGCGCTGTGCTGCGCTGTTCCGTGCACCACCTCCAGCCGGCATGACGACGAGCACGGCCGCTGCCCTGTTCGATGCGGTGCCGTACGAGCACCTGCGTCCTCGTGATCCGTCGCGCAACCGTGCCAAGGCGCCCGCGTTGCACGTGGTGCCACCGTGGGCGTCGTGGCAAGGGTCGCGCGTCGGCCGCTTCGTCCAGTTCATCGAGCAGTACCTGGTGATCCCCAAAGGGCACGGCGCTCGTGAGCCGATGAAGCTGCACCCGTACCAGCTGGAACTCCTGGAGGACTGGTTGGACCCGGCCGCCCGTGCTGCCATGTCGAAGATCGGCCGAGGGAACGCCAAGACCACCACCCTCGCCGCAGTGCTGGTCGCCCACCTGTTCCTCGAGGAAGACGCCGACGTGCCCGTTGTCGCCTCCACCCTCACCCAGGCCGAGAAGACCACCTACGGCGCCGCGCTCCGGCTGGTGCAGCTGGCCCCCGAGCTCGCCGGCCGCTCGCTCGAGTTCACCGGGAAAGGCTCGCAGAAGCTCGAAGTTCCCTCGATGCACTCGGTGATCTACCCGATCGCTGACAAGCCGGACGGCCTCCAAGGCCTCGACCCATCGATCGCCGTGCTCGATGAAGCCGCGTTCGCTTCCCAGTCCACATGGGACGCCCTCGTGCTCGCCGCAGGCAAGCGGCCCGTGTCCCTCGCTGTCGGGATCGGCACCCCGTCCGACCTGCCATCGAACGCGATGCTCAACACCGAACGAGCCCTGAAAGCCGGCCAGCAGGTCCCCGGGTTCCGGTGGCGTGCCTGGTGCGCCCCCGACGGCTGCGACTACCGCGACGAAGCCGTGTGGCCCACCGCCAACCCCGGGCTCATCACCACCCCGCCGATCCTCGGTATCGACGCGCTCCGCCTCAACGTCGCCACGAGCCCCGAATGGGCGTTCCGTTGCTACCGGCTCGCCCAATGGCCCACCGGCCGCATCGAAGGCGCCTGGCTCGGCGAACGCGGCGCCGAAGCCTGGAAGGCCTGCGCCTCCGGCCACCAGCTGGAGCACGGCGCCCGCACCTGGGCAGGCGTGGACATGGCCCTCCACGGCGACTGCGCCGCCCTGGTGCTCGGTCAATGGCGCAACGACAACCGCTTCCACCTCACCGCACAGGTCTGGTACCCGGCCACCGGCACCATCGACGTGGCCGAAGTCCTCGAAGCCATCCGCCGCGCATGCCGCGACTACAACGTGCAAGAGATCGCCTACGACCCCCGGTTCTTCGAGCTCCCGTCGCTCGCCCTCCAGGACGAAGGCCTCCCGATGGTCGAGTTCCCGCAGTCCATCGAACGACTCACCCCCGCCGTCGCCAGCCTCCACGCTGCGATCCAACGCCGCACCATCAGCCACGACGACGACCCCACCTTCACCGCCCACATCCTCAACGCCGTCCCTCGCTACAACGACCGCGGGTTCACCCTGTCGAAGCAGAAGTCCGGCTCCAAGATCGACGCCGCCGTAGCCGCCGCCATGTGCCACTACCTCGCAGCCGGCCAACCCGGCCCAGGCGCCGACGAATCCGCCCTCTACCGCATCCTCTGAGAAAGGCACCCATGCCCATCCGCACCACCGCACCACGCCGGCCACCCCGCCGTACCCACATCACCGACCACTCCGGCGAAGAGATGTACCGCCTGCTCTACGGCGCGCTTCCCACCGGCACCCAGCTGCCCGCCACCCAACGCAACATGCTCGGCCTCCCCGGCGCACACGCCGCCGTGTCGAAGATCGCGAACAACGCCGCCCACATGCTCCTCGAGGCCACCGTCGAAGGTGCCGCCACCCGCCCCCAGGTCGTCAGCGACCCGTGCACCGAGTACGACCCGTTCACGTTCTGGAAGACACTCCTAGCGACCGCCATGTGCCGCGGGAACGCCATCGGCGTACCGTACGACCCCGACGAAGCCGGCATGCCCCAACAGGTGTACATCTGCCCGCCCGACGCCGTGAACGCCCACTACGACGCCGACGGGTTCCTCGTCTACGACATCGGGAACGAGCAGTACTCCGCCGACGAAGTGGTGCACGTCCGTGTCGGCATCACCATCCCCGGCGAGCCCCTCACGATCGGCGTCGTGGAAGCCCACCGGCGCGGCATCGAAGGCATGCTCGCCCAGCAGTCCCTCGCTCGTTCCGTGTGGCAGGAAGGGTCCGTGCCGTCCGGTGTCGTGCAGCTGGACACCATGTACCCCACCACCGACCAGGCCACCACCGTGAAGGAGAACTGGACCAGCATCCACAACGGCCGCCGCACTGTCGCCGTCACCGGCAAGGCCATGACCTACACCCCGGTCACCTGGTCCGCGAAGGACGCCGAGTTCCTCGAGTCCCGCCAGTTCTCGATCGCCGAAACCGCCCTGATGTTCGGCCTCAAGCCCGAAGACCTCGGCGCCTCGTTCGGCACCAGCAGCGGATCGCTCTCCTACGGCAACCGCAACGACGACGCACTCGTCCGCATCACCGACGCCTACATGCCTGTCCTGCTCCCCGTCGAACTGATGTGGTCCCGCCGTCTGCTCCCCGACGGTGTGCGCATGCGCGCCAACCCCGAAGCCCTCATGCGGGCCACACCCACCGAAGCCCTCCAGCTGGAGAAGCTCCGCCGCGAGCTCGACGCCACCACCGCCCCGCCCGTCACCGCCTGAAAGGCCCAACCATGAGCGACCTCATCCTCCGTGCCGGCGACAAGTTCGACATCTCCGGCGACGGCCGCACCATCGAAGGCATCGCCTTCCCGTGGGACGTTCCCGCCTCCGTGCAGGACCCCGGCCTCACCTTCCGCTACCAGGAAAGCTTCGACCGCCGCTCCGTCACCAACACCCTGCGCACCCGCGGCGATGTGCGCCCCATGTTCGTCCGGCACGCCTACGTCCGCGGCAGCTTCGGCGAAGTGAAGTTCCGACCCTCCGCCGAAGGGCTGATCTACACCGCCCGCGCCTTCGCCGATTCCCAACTCGCCGCCGAAGTCCTCGCCGACGGCCTCGGCGAGCACGGCCGCTACCCGGCCGTCTCCGTCGGTTTCTACCCGATCACACCCAAAGGCCGGCCCACCCCCGGCCAGCTGGTGCACCGCACCGAAATCCGGCTCGAAGAGCTCTCCGTCGCCGAAGTCGGCCAACACCCCGGCGCCAAGGTCCTCGCCGTACGCGCCGAAGACGGCACCCCCCGCCTCGACGCCCTCCGCCGCAGGCTCGCCACACTGCCCAACTGGTGAACCATCCACCACAACGTCACACCCACCCGCTACCGTTCACCCCGACAACTGAGCCGGCCGCAGCCGCCCGACGTTGATGCTCAACCGCCCGCCACCTGTGCGGATGTCGGCACGAGCACCGTCGAAGCACTGGGATCGTGAAGCCACTCGGCACAACACCACCACGCACCCAACCCCCACCGGGGCCGCGGGTGCGCACCGCCGAAAGGACCCACCCTATGAGCCCCCGCCTCGACGTGCTGCGCAAGCAGTTCACCGAAGCCCGCGATGGCCTCAACGCCATCGAAGCCGCTGCGACCGCAGCCGGCCGCGAACTGACCCCCGAGGAAACCGCCCAGGCGGACACCCTCCAGACCCGCTGCGAGGAACTGTCGAAGGAGATCGAGCCGCTCGCGAAGCGCGCCGAGTCCCTCCAGAAGACCGCCGACGTGCTCTCGCGCATCACCCCCACCGGTGCACCCACGCTGATCGGCCGTGCCCAGCCCACCGGCACCGAGATGGCCCAGATGACCGCAGGCGAGTACCTGTCGCTGCACTTCCGCAGCACCCAGCTGGGTGACGCCGAAGCCGTGCAGATGTTGCAGCGCGCCGTCGCCGGTCAGACCACCGCCGACAACGGCGGCATCATCCCCGTCCCGATCGTCGGGGACCTCATCAAGCTCGCCGACGACAGCCGGCCGGTGTTCCAGTCGTTCACCGACCGCCCGATGCCCACCGTCGGCAAGACCTTCACCCGCCCGCGCGTCACCCAGCGAGTCCAGGTCGGCGAGCAGGCCGCACAGCTGGACGAAGTGCCCTCGCGCAAGATGACCATCACCGGCGACGAAGTGACCAAGCGCACCTTCGCCGGTGTGCTCGAGCTCGCCGAGCAGGACATCGATTGGACCGAACCGGCCCTGCTCGACATCGTGCTCGCCGACTTCATCGGCTACTACAGCCAGGTCACCGAGCACGCCGCCTGCACCCACCTGGAGACGTTGGCTTCGGCCACCAGCGTGTGGGACGGCACGTCGATCGCCGACGTGGTCGCCTCGGTCATCACCGGCGTGGAGACGGTGTACGCCGCCGCGAAGCGCATGCCCGACACCATGTGGTGGTCGCTGTCCGCCATGCTCGACGTGGCCAAGCTGACCAACACCAACGAGGACACCACCGCGTTCACCGTGCTCACCCGGGCACTGTCCGACGCCGGCCTCAAGCTCAACCACGTCGTCGGCCCGCAGCTGTCCGCTGACATCAAGATCCTCGGTTGCTCCAGCCTGGTCGAACGGTACGAGCAGCAGAAGGGCTTCATCTCGGCGGCGAACGTCTCCCACCTGGGCGCCGACATCGCCTACCGCGGGTACGTCGCCTTCCACGGCCGTGCAGCCGGCCACGTCCTGCTCGAGCCCTGACCCACCGTGTCGCAGCTGACACTCGCTCAGCTGGCCGTATGGCGCCAGCTGCCAGAGCCCACCGATCCTGATGACGTGGAACTCTGGCAGCTGGTGCTCGACGCGGTCGAAGAGCACTTCACCACCGGAGGCGCCTACACCGCCCCCGAAGGGTGGGCCGAGATGCCCACCATCCAACTCGGCCTCTTCATGCAAGCCCACCGCCTGCTCAAGCGGCCCTCCACACCCGATGGGGTCGCCGGGTTCGGTCCAGACCTCGGCATCGTGCGCCTCTCACGCTTCGATCCCGACATCGACCTGATCCTCGGCCCCTACCGCGACTGGAACTTCGCATGAACATCATCACCATCCGCGAGGACCTCGCAGCAGCCATCGAGGACCTCGAAGTGGTCAAGTACGTCTCGGCGACCCTTCCCGACGACGTGCCGGTCATGCCGGCCGTCGCCGTCGGCGACCCCGAGTCCATCGACTTCTTCGCCACAATGGGACTCGACCGGGCACGGTTCAAGGTGCACGTCCTCGCCGCCCGAGCCGACGCCGCACACGCCCAGCAGACCCTCGCCACGCTCCTGTCCCGAGGCACCCCCGGCAACCTCATCGACGCCCTCGTCGGGCTGCGCCTGCCCAGCATCAAGCGCATCCAAGTCGTCTCGGCCGGCGACGTCGGCGAGTACACCGTCGGCCAGACCAGCTACCACGGCGCCAGCGTCCTCATCGACGTCCTGGCCTGACCCCACCACCCTCACCACCTCGAAAGGCCTACAGCCATGTCCGACACCCCGTTCGCCGTCTGCACCGGCGAAGTCAAGATCGGCGCCAACGCCGGAGCCGCTGTGTCCGTCAAGGACGCCGTGGTCAGCCTCAAGCTGTTCACCACCCGCGCCAAGGTCACCATCCCCGCCACCTGGGGAACCGGTGCCGAAACCCCCAAGGCCGGTGGCACCACCTACGAGCTCGAACTGGACTTCCTCCCGGACGACACCAGCGCAAGCTCGCTGTTCTCGATGCTGTTCGATGCCACCGACCCGACCGACAACCCGACCGGCGAGCTCTACTTCGAAGCACGGATGCACGACTCCGGCCCCGTCGGCGTGGACAACCCCACCTGGTCCGGCACGTTCATCGCCACCGATGTCGCCATCGGCGGCGCATCCAACACCGCCGCCCGCCACTCCGCACGGTTCCCGCTCACCGGTCGGCCCACCAAGGCCACCGCCTGACCCACAGTGCCGGACGACCTGGCCTCTCTCGCCGGTCGGCTCACGTCGATCGCCGATGCGCTCTCCGGTGATGGCCTCACAGCCATCACCGGAGAAGTCGCGTTCGCCGCCAAACGCGACGCCCTGGAAGTCCTCGAAGCAGACCTGCCCGGCCGCAAGTTCCGCAACTGGCGGCCACGCATGACCGTCCGCTACACCCAGCCCACCCCGAGCACCGCGATCCTCACACCCCGCCCGCTCGGCCCGTGGGTCGTCGCGAACTCCGGTCGCCTTGCCGGACGGCGAGCCCCACGCCGAGGCACCCGCCGTTCCGTGTCCTGGGGCTCCACCCGTGGCCGGCACACCTGGGACCGGGCCGTCACCGCGATCACCGAACGCACCCCCGCCCGAGTACGCCAAGCCGTGCTCCGCCTGTACACCGGGAAGCCCATCTGATGGACCGCTACGGCATCCAACTCGACCTGGCCGCAGCCGACATGGTGAAGCAGCTGCGCAACGCCTCCGCCGTCACCACCGAACTCAACACCGACCTCGAGGACACCCGCACAGCCGGCCGTCGCGCCGCTGACGCCCTCAAGCGTGTCGCCGATGAAGCCTCCGCAGACCTGCGCCGCTCAACCGACGCCGCCCACGCGCTCGCGAAGGCAATGGGCGACGACACCGTGCAGGCCTTCCAACGGTCCGGGCGTTCCGTCGCCGACATCATCACCACCCTCCGCCAAGCCGGACTGTCTTTCGAGGACATCACCACAGACGCCGACGCCCTCGGTGACGCCCTCCGCCACGTCAACCAGGTCGGCGACCAGATCGACAACTCTGTCACCAAGAACCTGCGCCACACCGCGGACACCGCCGACAAGGCCACCAACTCGCTGCACAGCTTCGCCGGCAACGTCGCCGGTGACATCGCGGCCACCGCCGCCTCGTTCGGTCCGCTCGGCGAAGGCATCGGCCAACTCACCGAAGGCCTCCTCGCCGGTCAAACCGGGTTCAAGAACCTCGCCCTCGCGGCCGGTGGCATGGGCGTCATCGCGCTCGTGATGAACTCCATCACCAACGCCACCGCTGAAGCCGAGCGCCGCACCAAGCAACTCAAAGACGCCCACGAAGCCCTCACAGCCGGCCGCCTCGAGGACGCAGCCCGCGACATCATCGACGCCTACAGCGGCCTCTACACCACCGCCGCCCGAGCCGGTGTCAGCGTCCAGGACCTCACCCGCTCCCTGCTCGGCAACGAAGCCGCTACCAAACGCATCTTCACAGCGATGGAACGGCACGCTGAGCAGTTGCAGGGCAACCATCGCGAACAGGTCAAGTACAACCAGGCCACGGTCGCGTTCACCAGCGCGTGGCAGTTCGCCCGCCGCGACTGGGAAGAGTCCGGCGACGCCGCCAAGTACAACGCCGAAACCCTCTACGACGTGGGCACCGCGCTCGGCATCGTCCGCCCCGGCCTCGGAGCCGTCGCCGAGAAAGCCGCCACCCTCGCCGAAGCCACCGAACGACTCAACACCGCCTGGTCCGCCTACTACGACCTGCTCGACAAGCAGGACCTGGCGGAACGTGCCTGGAAGTCGTTCGGCGACGCCAACCTGTCGATCAACGAACGGAAGCGGTTGATGGGCGAGTACGTCCAGACCGTGCTCGGCTTCCCGCCTGACGCCATGAACAGGTTCAACCTGTACATCGACCAGGGCGAGCTCGACAAGGCCGCGCACCTGCTCCACCTGTTCGACGAGATCGCGCTGCGCCAGCGCGGTGCCAACTGGTTCGACCAACGCACCAACTCCACCACAGCCGGCCAGATGCGCGGCTTCGCGTCCGGCACACAGTCGGCCCCAGCGGGCGCGCACGTAGTCGGCGAAAAGGCGCCCGAGATCGTCCAGTTCCGTGGTGGTGAGTCCGTCACCACGCTCGACCAGCTGATCGGCTCACGCTCCCCGGCGATGGTCGATCAGTCAGTCACCCACATCTACCTCCCAGCCGGCGCCGACCCTGACCGCTACGACGCCGAACGCCGCCGCAGCCTCCGCCGCAACGGCCCAGGTATCTGATGTCCACCAGCCTCGCCACCCTCTGCGCAACCAAACCCGCAGTCGGCCACGGAGTCCCCATCGGTGTCGGCACCTGGCGCCTCGCCGTCGAGCTCGCCACACCCAACGACACCACCCCCGGCATCTGGGGCTACACGAAGTGGAACGAAGCACACTGGTGCGACGACACCGTATGGCTCGACATCACCTGCTACATCTCCGGCATCTTCACCAGCCGTGGAGGCTCCAGCCCCGCCAGCGTGCCCACCTCCGCACTCGCCACCCTCACCCTCTACGACCCCGACAACTCCGGCCTCTTCGCCATCTGGAACGCCCCCTACATCGCCGAAGGCACACCCTGCCGCATCGTGCTCCACGACCCAGCAGGCGGCGCCACCGCCTGGAAAGCGCTCTACACCGGACAGATCGAATCACTCACCGAGGAAAGCCCCGAAGCCGCGCTCGGCCAAGCAGTCCTGCCCGTCCTCCAGCTGATCGACCCGCTCGCCGACCTCGCCTCACTCGACCGGACCGCATCAGCCGCAGTCGGCGCCGCCGACGCCTCCGGCACCCGCCTCAACCGCATCCTCACCAACGCATCGTGGAGATGGCCGATCGCGACCAGCCTCCCCACCGAAACCGACGGCAGCCCCGCCCAATCGTTCGGCACCACCACCCTCACCGGCAACGCCCTCGCCGAAGCCCAACTCACCGCCTTCTCCGTCGGCAAATGGTTCGCCACCGACCCCACCGGCGCAGCCCGCACCTACGCCCGCCACCCCAACACCGTCGCCGCGCTCGTCCCCACCGGCCGCGCAGCACCCTGGGTCACCACCTTCGGCGAACGCCGCTCCACCCTCACCGGCACCGGCCGAGGCGCCGAAGTCGTCCCGTTTGCCGCGCTCAAGCTGTGGCGCGACGACGAAGCCACCGTCGCCACCGTCTCCCTCAAACGAGCCGCAGGCGCCAGCTACCAAGACCACACAGGCGGCTGCATCTCCGGCGCCACCCGCAGCTACAGCCGCTCCGACCTGCTCGGCACCCTCGATACCACCGTGCTCGACCTCGCCCAGCACGAATGGTCACTGCGCGACTCGTCCGTCGTCCGCGCCCAAATCGACATCGACGCCCTCCAGGACCCCGACCTGCTCCCACTCGTCGCAGACCTCGACATCTGCCAACTCGTGGACCTGTGGCGCGAATACGCCCTCACCGCCACCCCCGGCCGGCTATTCCGCCTGTCCACCTACCGCGTCGAGCACCGCATCGCCGTGCTCCACACCGCCAGCACCGACACCCCGTCATTCACCTGGCGCACCAAAGTCCACGGCGCCGCCGTCTGGAACCTGCCCGAAGGCTCCCCGCTCTCAGACACCAACATCCCCTACCCGTACGGAGGCTGACCAATGCCCACGCTCACCGCCCCGCCCGCAGTCACAGCCGGCCAGATCATCGACCCCACCGCCTGGGGCAACGTCGTCCGGGCCGCCATCCAAGACGCCTCCACCGCCCTCGCAAACTTCGACGCATGGACCGCGTACACCCCAACGTGGACAAACGTCACCCTCGGCACAGGCGGAGTCAGCGCAGGCGGGTACATGAAGATCGGCAAGCTCGTCCACTTCTACGCCAAGGTCGATCTGGGCACCGGAGGCGCCGTCACCGGCGCCGTCACCGTCTCGTTCCCCGTGGCCGCCGCCGACCCACTAAACGGCATCCACCTCGAAATCCGAGGCCTCGACAGCGGAGTCGCCTGGCGAGACCTCGCATGGTTCCAGTCCAGCGTCTCAGCCGTCAACGTGTGCGCCCGCAACACAGGCGGCACCTACGGGTACCTCACCCAGATCGGCGCCACCGTGCCCCACACCTGGGGCATCGGCGACAGCATCTACGTCGCCGGCTGGTACATGGCGGCATGACGATGAAGCTCCCCACGCTCACACCCGCCCGCCCCGCCGACATCGCGACCTGCCGCAACGGGTACCTCAACCCCGCCGTCCACCGCCAAGTCCACCTCCCAGGCTCCACCGGATGGATGCACCACACCGCCGCCGACCAGCTGGAGGCCCTCGCCGCGGACGCGAAGACGGCCACCGGCTGCGACCTGTCCTCGATCGGCATGTTCCGCACCATCGCCGTGCAAGAAGCCGGGTTCTATCGCTCGTACGTCAACAAGTACGACCCGATCGTCTGCCAGCTGCGCCATCAGCGCATCTACCGCGGGTGCAGATGGTGGCTACGCCGCGACACCACCCCGAAGGCCACCCCAGGCGAATCCGACCACGGTGACGGGCTCGCCATCGATGTCGCCTACTGGAACGGCAGCACCCGCCTCAACATCCGCCACCGCACGGCCCGCCCGCTATGGACATGGCTCGTCGCGAACGCCACCCGCTACGGCTACTCGTGGGCATACCCCAACGAAGGCACCGACGACCCACACCTCGAGTACCGCCTGGGCGACACCCCACCGCCCCGCCCGGCCCCCGACGTACCGGCCCCGGTGCTCGAGCAGACCGCCACGAGCCGGCTGCGTGCCAACCCCGAGGTTGCCACCCTCCAACGGGTGTGCAACTTCTGGCACTGGCACGACGGGCCACCGCTCACCACCGACGGCCGTTTCGGGCCGCGCACCCGCCGCGCTGTGGAGCTCGCCCAAGCCGCGCTCCACACGCCCATCACCGGACGGTGGGATCAGCCCACCGCCACCGCATACAGCAACCTGCTCACCACCATGAAAGGAACCTCTTGAACGTCAACCTGGCCAAGCTGGTCACCGCCGTCACCACCATCGTCGGCATGATTATCCTGCTCGCCCTCGGCGCGATCAGCGAGACACAGGGCGTCAGCACCATCACCCTGGTGCTCGGCTACATCCTCGGCAACGGTGTTGCCGCGCTGCGCTCGCAGCCCGTCGAACCGATCCTGGCCCGAGCAGCACCCACCGGCCCCGGTACCGGCGCCTGACACAATCCGTAGCGAACGCAACGCCCACCGCCCGCACCCCAGTGCCGCTCACAGGGCAACGTAGAGGACGGTTTCACGCCACCAGGCGCGCCACGACCTCCGAAGCCCGCCCCTGAGCCCACGCGGTGTAGATCGCCGTGGTCGCCGGGCCCGGCCGCCTGGTCGAGCACGTGCGCCAGGTCCTCCCGCCCACGTGGCGGCGGGTCACGGTCTTCGTGCGGTTGCGCACGGCCTCGACGGTCAGGCTGCAGGACATGCGTCTCATCGGAACAGCTCCTCTTGGTTGGGGGTGGGGTTCAACCGCGCCAGCTCGCGCAGCACCTGCTCGCGGCCGTGCTTGTACCCGGCGTTGCGCCCGCGCTCCTCGGCGCGCAGCAGCGCCTGGAAGCCGGAGTCCGCGGCGGCTCGGACGATGCCGAGCCAGGTCCGCTCGCCCAGCGGTGCCGGGTTGTGGTTGTGCTTCGGGGGTAGCAGGACACGCGTCGCACTCTCGTCGACGGCCAGCACGCCCCAGCCGGCCAGTTCGGGCACCCGCTCGACGTCGAGCTTGATCTTCGTCGCCAGGTCTGCTGGCGCGGCGATCCAGAACCGGTG